CTTGGGCTTTTGGGTAGGCTCGGGCTGGGGCGCGGCGTTGTCGGCCTTGCCCTCCCACTCACTGATTACACGCTCTAATGCTGTCTTGATATCTGCCATTTTGCTTCTCCTTTGTTGGTTGGAAAAAATAGTTTAAACGAAAAAGCTCCCTTTTGTCTATTGTTTGACAATTATTTTTTAGTCTTCTGCCAGCCGTGCCTTGAACGCCTCGCGCTCGGCCTTGATTTGGGCGTACTGCGCCCGCGCTCGTGCCCGCACCACCTCCTTCTTTGCCTCTGTGAACGCAGCTAACTTGGCGTCCAGTATGAGCTTTTTCTCCGGCGTGGGGTCGAGCAGGTAGTCCTTGTCGAGGGCTTTGCACTCCTCGCGCATCAGCTCAATGGGCGACTTCTCCCGCTTGGGCTTGCGCCGTTTGGGCTGGGGCGGCAGCTTGTAGATGATCTGCGGGAATGGGGTTATGGACACCTCGGGGTACTCATGCACATCCTCCAGCGCCTGCTGGAACTTGACCCTTATCTCACTGGGTATCCAATGCGCCCAATGCTCGCCGCTCTCGTGCATCTCCTTGGCTCGGGCCATGGCCTGCGGCGTTACCTCGGCCGTGTCCCTGTAGTGGCGCAGCTTGGTCAGCAGTTTGTTGAGTAGGGCCGTGTAGGCTAGGTAGGTGTCCAGCTTGCGCTTGGCAGGCGGCGTGTTGAACTCCTTGGCGTAGGCAGTCAGCGCCTCGACCGCTGCCGCCTTCTCGTAGCGTTTGATGCGTGCTTTGGGCACGCGAATAGCCATCTCGACCTGACGGCAAAGCTGGCTCCACATGGATTTGATTAGGCCACGCCTAATGTTTTCGCGGGCTTCAAGAGGCCTCATGACCGTTCCCTTCTTCGTTGTAGCTGCGGGCTGCGCCCCATAGATGGTACGCATCCAGTACTGACGCTGCCTCGGGGAAGCGAATAGCTATTTCCGACTCGTCATAATCCAGCGCCTTCAACGACGTTATTACATCCACATCTTGTCGTGGTACCGCTGCAATGACTTGGTTGTATGCGTCAATGAACGCTGCGATTTCTTTTACTGTCTTCATACTGTTTCCTTTCATTCGGCGTAAGCCATATCAAATAACGTAGCGAGAATTGCATTGGTGTCGTTATTACCCACCATACTCTTGGCCAACGCGATCGCTTCCTCGGTCAGCTTCTTCTTGTTGATGAACTTGCGCGCCATCGCTGGGTCTTCGGGGTACACAGACTCAGCCATCATGCCGACCAGCCCTGACGTAAAGCCGAACTCGGCATCGAGCAGGCACTCCATCAGGTACTCGTCCTCCTCGTTGGCGTAGAACGTGTCGTCGTAGTCCGAGTACGCGCTGGCGTACCACTTGGTGTCGAACTTGTTGGCGTAGTTGGTGGGATACGTGTCCCACTTGCTTTCCAGCACCTTGGGGTCACGCATGGTAGGCAGCGCATCCCAGTCAATGAGTAGTATCGACTTGGCAAGCTGCACGAAGTGCCGCATATCTAAGTGCTCCTTCTCCGTATGCTCAGAGTAATAGCCGCACGATATGTTGGTGCACTCGGGGATGATGTCCGTGAACTCAGCAGTGTCGGTGTACACGCCAGTGTCATCGGGCGAATACATCAGGTTGCCAGTCGCATCGGTCTCGTTAAGCGCATCGGCCAGCGCCTTGCCAAACTCATCGGATGCAGTACGTCCCCAGCCCTGATGCGTGATGACGCTATCTGTACCCTTGCGGTCAAACGCGATGGCCCTGTCGAACTGCGCAAGTAGCGTAGCGTGGTCTTTGGCTACGTGCTTGGCACCGATGCCGCCCACTTCCTCGCCTTGGGTGAAGATGTAATACGCTGGCACCTTAGCGTGGATAAGGTGCATCAGCAGCGCACAGCCCACGCCATCATCCGCACCCAAAGGCGCGCCGTCTGCATACCATGTGCTGTCTGTCTTCCTAATCTTATTGGCCCCCATCACTCGGTGCACAGTATCCACGTGCGCTGTGAACAGCGTACGATTGGTCGGGTCTTGCCGTGTGTCCACGTGCAGGTTGTCTGCTGCATCGAGCCAAGCTCTACCGCGCAAAGTAGGCGGCAGTGCATTGAACAGCCAGTCGGTGAACTCAGTCGTGGCCAGCGTAGCATGGGGCCGCTTCATGGATAGCGCACGCGCTAGGGTCTTGTTGAGAATGGTCATACGTTTCTTGGTCATGGTTTACTCCAGTGCTAGGGTTGTTTGTTGGGGGATGTACTTGTCGGCGTGGTCGATGTGGATAGTCTTGCCGCACTCTGTCTCGTACTTGTACTCCTCCTCATCCTCATTGAGGTAGTAGTCGCCGGTGTGCTCACACATCCACGCGTCATCCTCGTGGGCATGCTCGCCGCTGTGCAGCACTACGCAGTCATCGGCCCGCTCGTATAGGTTGCTGTGGTCGCAATAGGTGCAGTCGTCAGTCAAGTGCCACTCGTCAACTCGGTCGATGTACACCGCGTCATCGGTGTGCGCATAGTCGCCATCGTGCAGCTCGACGATGTTGTTGTCGCTGAGGTAGTTGACATCGTAGGGAGTAGCGGTAGCGTCGACCCGCACCGCGTCATCCTCATGGACATAGTACTGGCCACCCCTGCGGCCATACACATAAGCGTAATTGTCATTGCAGCAGCTATCGCACACGAGGTGGTCTTCGCCACGGCCAGTCCAGTAGCCATCGTCCTCACCCATGCGGTCGCCGCAGTCCTCGCATTGTCTGCCGCTAATCTCATCGGCTGTGCCATCGGTGTTATCGCAGCGCCATACCGCATCGCTGTCATCGCTATCGACGATCTCCATGTTGTTGGTCAGACCCTTGCAGTTGCCGTCAAGATACGGCGCGATGAACCCGCAATTGTTGCGCACAGGTATGTGCTTGAGCTTGAACCCTGACCAGTCGCACGACTTGTCGTACCCCTGCTCCTTTAGCCACACCTCCATGCGCTCATCGGTCTGCGAGTAGGTTGCGTGTGATGCGCGGTAAGTCCTGACAAACGTCTTGCCGTTGCACAGTGCGCGGCCGGTGTAGCTGCCGTCTGCCTCTTGATACACAGCCATGTGCCAGCCAAGCGCAGGGTCATACGCCTCATAGGGGTGATGGTCGTCGTTGAAGTAGTCTGCATCCTTGCCGCCCATGCACGACGATGGCCCCCTGACAATCACATCGAGCATCTCGGCCATGGTATGCACGAACTTGAACTTGCCGTTGACATACTTGGCGCTGATATCGCGGATGATATTACTAGGCACGCGGCTGAAGTGGCGCGTCAAATACTTGGACACAGAGATGCGTAGCTGGCGGTCTGCCTCGCCGTACTTATCGTCGCGGGTATAGGCTACCTGAGACACGTCGACTTCTGACTTGCGCGGCCACTCAAGAACAAGCTGGTGCCAGTCGTCAGGCTTGGCGTGTTCGATGGCTGCATAGATAGCCTGATGCAGTTGACCACGGGTCTGCTCACGATAGTGCCACGAGCGGGTGCGCCGCAGGATGCAGGCTAGGTCGTGTATACCCATCTGCAAAATCTGTTCGTCGCGGTAAGACCATGTTGGATTGCTTTGTTTCATTTGATTCTCCTTAGTTTCAAGTGCAGCGTGAGACGGCACGCTGCGAACCGATTGGTGGGACACGTGTCCCACCTAATTACTCTCCTTGGGTTAGTTGGTCGACGCGGTACTGGCGGTAGAACTTGCAGAACAAATCGTCGAACGCTGTGAGTAAGCGCTCTCTGTTGGTTGTGTCTGCTACATAGAACGCTTGGGCTATGTATCTTGCGAAGCTGCCGCCCTCGCTCTCCATCAATCGTGCGGCGGCGAGCGCCATGTCGAAATCTAAATCCATTGCTTTCATTTACTTTCTCCTGTTGCGAATGCGGCCTGAGACGGCAGGCCGCTAACCGATTGGTGGGACACGTGTCCCACCTAATTCACTGTCAGTCCCAGTATCTCGTTGCGTTGGGCGTCAAGCTGGGCGAGGATGGCTTGGCGTGTGCCCTTGTAGCCCATGCTCTTGAGCATGGCGTAGGCTGAGGGCGCTCGACTGCGCTTTAGGCCTTTTATTTCTAGCTTGAGCATGGCGCGCAGCGTGAGGAGCTGGGCTTGCTGGATTTGGGGGCCGGTCAGCGTGCTCATCGTGCGCCCTTTCCTGTGCGTTGGGCTACGTAGCGGGTGTAGCGTTTCCAGTTGTACTCATCGAACGCTTCTTCTTCAGCCTGCTTGCGCAGGCGCTCGTGCTTTTCGTAGTTGGCTTGGGCGGCCATCTCGTTGCGCAGGGTGCGCAGCTTGGCGAGTTCTGTCTCGCGGATGTGGGTTTGTTTGAGCATTTTGCTCTCCTTTAGTTGCAAGTGTAGCCTGAGAACGGCAGGCTACGAACCGCTGGTGGGACACGTGTCCCACCGAGAATGATGTAAATGCTTGAATTATAAAGCGAAAAGGTGCTTGGCAGACATCGAACGCATTTACCAGCGCTCTGCCAGTCGGGAAGCCCCGTGTTTATTGGGGTTGGGCACATATTGGCGAAGTATCCGTTTGAAAACAACTAGCTTAGGGGGGAGCGTGTACATACTTGCGAATAGAAAGCTGCCAATGTATATGTACGAATATGTACACACTCTACTTTCTAAATCTATTTAGATATAGATAGATGGATGGTATTACGCCAAAGCCACGCAGGACGTGGGCTGCGGGCTGGCAGGACGCTGGCAAATGCAGTAACGCCTTGCCAAACGTATTTTTTTGACCATTTGGTAAGAATTTGTACTGGTCAGTCACTTTTCAGACTGGGCGTTAGTGAATGCGGCTTCCATGCGGGCTTGCAGGGCCTCGATGCCTGCGTCCCAGTACAGCTCCTCAAGGGCCATGCCCACTGACCAACGCAAGTCGGTGCTGTCCTCCATGTGGTGCATGGCTTGGGCGAATAATTGGTCTAAGTCGATTTCGATTTTCATGGTGGTTCTCCTAGTTAGACAAGAAACGAAACAGCGGCCAGACCTGACGCCTGAGCCGCTGAGAAAACAAGTGGGACACGTGTCCCACTTACACGGACGCCTTGACTGCGGCGATGGTTGCGTTGAGCGTCTTGGCATCCAAGCCTTTGAGCAGCGCAGCTACTTGCTTGACGAGCGCCTTGTCCACGGCGACCTTCTTGCTGTCAGCCTTGCCCATGATGGCCGCGATGATGCGGTTCGCCCGCTTCTTGGATGTGCCCGCAGTCGAGGCCCATTGGCCATCGGTGAACTCGCCACGCTTGGCCACGTAAGCGCACACGTAAGCCTTGATGGTCTCTCTGTCTGAATCGCCGAACAGCCCTTGCAGTTCGAGCACCAGCGCATTGAAGCGAGCCTTGGCATCATCGAGCTTGCCGAGCGAGCCTGCGGCTGCACGGATGGCGGTTGCGATAGCGGTTTCGTTGAGCTTAGTCATTTGATTTCTCCTTGGGTGGGACACGTGTCCCGATTGAGTCGCACGGCAGAGCCATTCCCCACCGCATCGACAACTGAATTTTACTCGAAGGGGGTTTTTTGGCCTCGTTTTGTGGTATAAGGCGACCCCCACCATACCCCCATCCCCCCTTTATGACGTGGCCATGGTATGCCGCCCAAAACACTGTTTTGCAGGCGCAAATCAATTTCTCAAAATCCCCAAACCACCTTGTAGCCTATAAGCTACAGAACACCCCCCACCTCGAAATCAAAACGCCTGACGTAAAAATTTCTATAAAAAATAAAAAATACACGGCCTATTAAAAAAGAATACACGGCCTATTACTTGTCAAACGCTAGACAGCCCCAAATAAAAAAACCCCCGGGTATGACGCCGGGGGTTAGAACTAGGGTTTGCCTAGAAAGGAGAAGCAAATGCACAACAAATTGCACAATCACCGAAACCGAGTATATACTCCGCCCAACGAGGCTGCAAGGGCTTACGCATGTTTGACCATCTTATTGAGTTTGAGCCGGAGGTTTTTTACAACACTCCGAGCACTGTACTGGATACCGACGAGGTAGCGCCAGCCGCTGCGCTTGACGCAAAAATCCGAACCAAGGACTGGCTGGCCGAGCTGGGCGCGGTTGACTCCGACGCCATCGCCACAGAGTTAGACACCCAAGCAGCCCGCGAAACCTTTGCCAACCTAGTCACTTCCTCCCCCGACGCAGCCTCCCACGCTGCTATTGCCCAGATCAAAACGCCAGAAGCCGTACGCCATATTGTGGGAATGCTTACTGCTTACGACTGGGAATTTGTACAGCAAGCCAAGGAGCTTCGCGGCTACGCCGTGGCCAAGCTGGTCGAGGAAACAACCAACCCCAGCGCCAACATCCGACTCAAAGCGCTCGGGTTGCTGGGCAAAGTTACAGAGGTTGGGCTGTTCACCGACAAGATCGAGATCAAGAAAGACGAGCTGACGGACACTGAGCTCGACCAGCGCATCAAGGACAAGCTCTCCAAGTTCATGGGCGTGGTCGACATATTAGAAGTCACCGACGCAGACCCCATCCCAGCCCCAACGCCAGACACTAATGAAACCTGACCAGTTTTCCATGCTGAGCAAGGCCGAGTTGGCAGCCCTCCTGAAGGCGCTGCCCACCATGTCGGTCAAAGACAAGATGGAGTTGTTCGACGATCTGGAGGTGCGCGAGCGCCGGGCGTCCTTGCTGGCGGCCCAAAGCAACATGCTGGGATTTGCCACAGCCGTCTACCCGGGGTTCAAGATTGGCCCCCACCATAAGAAGCTGGCCAAGATATTTACCGACGTGATCGAGGGGCGCAAGAAACGCGTCATCATTAATATCGCGCCGCGTATGGGCAAATCAGAATTCAGCAGCTACCTCTTCCCGGCATACTTCCTAGGTAAATACCCTGAGAAGAAAATTATCATGGGCACGCACACGGCAGGCCTGTCCGAGGACTTTGGCCGTAGGATTAGGAATTTGCTTGACACGGAGGACTACCATGAGATTTTCCCCGATACAAATGTGGCGTCAGACCAAAAAGCTGCTGGTAAATGGTCTACGGCGGCTGGGGGCCAATACTATGCAGCAGGCGTGGGCGGCGCTCTTGCCGGGCGTGGCGCTGATCTTTTTGTTATTGATGACCCTCATTCAGAACAGGACGTAAAGGCCAACAGCCGTCTAGCATTTGACACGGCGTGGTCGTGGTTCCAAACTGGCCCGTTGCAGCGCTTGATGCCGGGCGGGGCGATCATCATTGTGATGACGCGCTGGGGCAAGCTTGACCTGACCGGGCGGCTGATTGACTACCAGACCAAGAACCCCAACGCGGTGCCGTGGGAGATTGTGGAGCTTCCGGCCATCCTGCACGAGGACACCGAGGACGAGAAATCCCTCTGGCCGGAGCAGTGGCCGCTGGAGCAGCTCAAAGCGACAAAGGCCAGCATTGACCCGCAGTATTGGAACGCCCAGTACATGCAGCAGCCCACGTCCAACTCGGCAGCCATCATCAGCCGCAAGCTCTGGCGCGTTTGGGAGAAGGACGATCCACCAACATGTGACTACATCATCCAGTCGTGGGACACCGCGCACGAAGCCAACAACCGGGCGGACTATTCCGCCTGCACCACTTGGGGCGTGTTCTACAACGAGGAGGAGCGTGACGAGGCGCAGATCATCCTGCTGGACGCGTTCAAAGACCGGATGGAGTTCCCAGAACTCAAGGCGTCGGCGTTCAAGCACTATAAGGAGTGGGAGCCTGATGCGTTCATTGTGGAGAAGAAGGCCGCTGGCGCGCCGTTGATCCAAGAGTTCCGGGCCATGGGCATCCCCGTGCAAGAGACCAGCCCCAGCCGGGGCAACGACAAGATCGTCAGGGTTAACGCTATATCTGATCTGTTTGCTTCGGGTAAAGTCTGGGCACCGGACACCCGCTGGGCGCGAGAAGTAATCGAGGAGGTTGCCTCCTTCCCCAACGGTGATAATGATGACTTCGTGGACACCACCAGCCAAGCCTTGCTACGATTCAGGCAAGGTGGATTCATCTCGCTGGACAGTGACGAGAAAGACGAACCCAAATACTTTCGCCGCCGATCGGCTGCATATTACTAAGGACAGAACATGGCCACCAATGTTGACAAAGCGCTGTACCAGCAACCCGCTGGGATTGACTCCCTAGGCGCAGAAGAATCCCCGCTGGAGATCGAGATCGTTGACCCCGAGGAGGTCAACATTGGGATTGACGGCATGCAGATCAGCCTCAAGCCCGGAGAAGACAACGAAGAAGACTTTGGGGCCAACCTTGCCGAGGAGATGGACGAAGGTGCCTTGAACTCCATGGCCGGGGACTTGGCCGCTGATATTGACAATGACAAGGCCTCCCGCAAGGACTGGGAGAAAGCCTACGTCGAGGGCTTAAAGCTACTGGGCCTTCAGTTTGAGGAGCGCACAGAGCCGTGGAACGGAGCCAGCGGTGTGTTCCACCCCATGATTACCGAGGCAGTTGTCCGCTTCCAAGCTGAAACGATTACTGAAACGTTTCCGGCCCAAGGCCCGGTCAAAACCAAGATCATCGGCAAGGACACGCCGGAGGTCAAAGAAGCTGCCACTCGTGTTGAAGACGACATGAACTTCCAGCTCACCGAGAAGATGGTGGAGTTCCGGCCGGAGCATGAGCGCATGCTGTGGAGCCTCCCGGCCACCGGCTCAGCGTTCAAAAAGGTGTACTACGATCCCAATCTGGGACGTCAAGTGTCCATCTTTATTCCAGCCGAGGACATCTTGCTGCCCTACGGCGCGACCGACTTGGACACCTGCTACCGCCTGACGCACGTCATGCGCAAGACCAAGAACGAGATTCTTAAGCTGCAACAGGCGGGGTTCTACCGCGACATCGACCTGCCTGAGCCGCCCAAGGAGCGCACGGACATCCAGAAGGCCAAAGACAAAGAGACCGGGTTCAACGACCTGAACGACGATCGGTTCACTTTATACGAGTGCCACGTTGACCTTGACTTGGAAGGCTACGAGGACGAGAACGAGGACGGCGAGACCACTGGAATCATGCTGCCCTACGTAGTTACCCTAATAAAGGGAACAAACGACGTTTTGTCGATTCGTCGCAACTGGAAAGAAGACGACGACCTTAAACTCAAGCGCCAGCATTTTGTGCATTACCAGTACATCCCCGGCTTTGGCGCGTACGGCTTTGGCCTGTTCCACTTGATCGGCGGCTACGCTAAGTCGGCCACCTCCCTTATGCGCCAGCTCGTGGACGCGGGCACGCTGTCCAACTTGCCGGGCGGTCTTAAATCCCGTGGGATGCGTATCAAGGGAGATGACACCCCGATCGCCCCGGGCGAGTGGCGTGACGTGGACATCGGCTCGGGCGCGCTGCGGGATAATATCCTCCCCCTCCCATATAAAGAACCAAGCCAAGTCCTGATGTCCCTGATGGGCCAGATCGTGGAGGAGGGCCGCCGGTTCGCTTCGACGGCAGACATGAAGGTGTCGGACATGTCCGCACAGGCCCCGGTGGGCACCACCCTTGCGCTGCTGGAGCGCCAGCTCAAAGTCATGACGGCTGTGCAGGCCCGTGTGCACTTCGCCTTGAAGCAGGAGCTCAAGCTCCTTAAGAACATCATCCGTGACTACACCGACCCGGACTACAGCTACGAGCCAGAGTATGGCGACCGCAAAGCCAAGCAGGGCGACTACGACTTGGTGGACTTAATCCCCGTCAGCGATCCCAACGCAGCCACCCTAAGCCAGCGCGTCATCCAGTACCAAGCGGTCATCCAGATGGCGCAGATGGCCCCGGACATTTACGACCTGCCACAGTTGCACCGTGGG